TATAATTGCAGGGTGCTACATAGCAGTATGCCGAATAATGGAAACCTAGAGAGACCTGCATTGTTGCTAAATTATCTCGACCATAGTATAATTGAAGAAGTATCGAAGGTCGACAATATTTGGTCAAGCAATGGCAAAAATACCTAAAGATTTTCAAGACTTTGATGATGACGATCCAGAGATCGATAAGAGATTATCTCGCTGGAAGTATTGGCAAAATCTAAAGAATCTCAAATTAGAGTTCTATGAAGAGACACATAGTAGAGATCATAGGGAGTATATTACTTGGCTTGAAAACAAATATGGATTCAGACCTATTGAGACAACCGAAAGTATGATGACTGACGATTATACTGTGATTGACGAAAAGAAATTTATAGTGTATATTCTTAAACATGGCAAATGATATAATGATCGATATGGAGACGCTCGACACAAGTCCTAATTGTGTCATACTTACTATTGGCGTGGTTCGTTTCGATCCATATAGCGATGGCGTCGTGCAGAAACTTGAGTTGCGTCCAACTATCGAAGAGCAGACTGAAGTATTTAACCGTATCATCAATGATGATACTATTCGATGGTGGGGTGAACAAAGTCCCGAAGCAATCGAAGAGGCTATGGGTGATATTGGTCGTATAAGTTTTCGTGAATGCATGGAAGAGTTATATAAGTTTGGATGGAATCGTAGGGCAGTATGGAGCAATGGTGCAGCATTCGATGTGGTTGTGGCAGAAACAGCGTTTCGTCAAGCATTGAGTGACAGACCTAATCCTGTTCCCTGGCCTTTCTATACTGTAAGAGACACACGAACGCTATATGAATTAGCAAATGTCAGATTAAAAGACGGCGGTTACAAGACTACGCACAAGGCAATAGAAGATGCTGAACGGCAAGCCATAAAAGTTCAAGAGGCATATCGTAAGTTGGGACTTAAAAAATAATGAGATTCAAGAGTGACATTGATATCGATCTGGCTGACAGAGATAAATTATTATCTTTGATAGATCATACCAAGGCATCTATACGCAAAGATGATGTTAAAAAACATAACACAGGAATCTATGTAACAGATATTCCATATGATCCAGTTCACGATTTGTGTGCTTTAGATTATGCCGCTGCAGAGGATCGGGGATATCTAAAGTTAGACTTGTTGAATGTGCATGTATATAATCAAGTGCGTGACGAAAAGCATCTTGTAGAATTAATGGTCGAACCTGATTGGACATTGCTTAATGATCCTAATATCGTGAGTCAGCTCATACACTTAGGTAATCATTACAATAGTTTGTGTAAGATGCCTGAGCCTGTAAATAGCATACCTAGATTAGCGATGTTCCTTGCTGTGATAAGACCAGCCAAGAGGCATCTGATAACAAAAACTTGGAGCGAAGTATCTAAAACAATATGGGATCGTGAAGAAGGCACTTATACATTTAAGAAGTCACACGCAGTTGCTTATGCGCATCTTGTCGTGGTGCATATGAATTTATTGAAGCATGGAACTAAAACTAGTTAAAGAAAACGATCCTATACTAAGGGAAGTTGCTGATAGATGGGACTTCACAGTTGACGGAGATGCCAATGATTTAATAAGAATAATGGCCAAAACCATGATGGAAAATAATGGCATAGGGCTATCTGGACCTCAAGTAGGTATCAACAAGCGTATCTTTGTCATGGGCAACGAATCTAAGATGTTTGCCTGCTTGAATCCCGAGATAGTTGAAGGTACCGGGCTGGTTATAGATAAAGAAGGATGCTTGAGTTTTCCTGATCTTTGGCTAAATGTCAAAAGATATGAATCTGTGAAAGTCAGGTATCAGAATGCAGTAGGTACAGTGATTGATACAGAGTTCTCGGGGTTAGTAGCAAGAATCTTTCAGCACGAGCGCGACCACCTAGACGGTATATGCTTTGATAAACAAGTGGGTAAATTAAGCCTCGAACTTGCTATCAAAAGACGCAAAAAGAGGTTAAGACATTCTCTTTACTAGTGTTATGCTACGGCGCTTGCTACGGCGCTTATTTAATTCGTTTAGGCTGACTACAGGGCCATGTAGTATGACTAGGTTCTTGTTATTAAAAGTGCGAAGATAGGGCTTAAAAGGATTCCATTCCTCTTTCAAGAATATATTAATTGGTATCTGGCGATTGCTCTCCCACCACCAGACTTCTCCTAATTCTAGAAATAACTGCTTGGCTCCGCTATCGATCACAGCCCCATAATCATATATGCTGGTACATTGATCATCACGGTTCTGGACGATCCCTACATAATCTTGATTAGCGAAACTTACCACCGTGATAAAAGGATGATTTTCAGTAAGTTTATTAAAAAAATCTTTAGCAATAGTCATTGCGTTTATTTATAATTGGGTCGCCGATTTAATATATAATTTTATCATACTAAATACATTGAGGAGCGATAATCTGTGACAGTAACAAATGTAGGGTATAGCACAGCAGTATTTTTATATACGCAGCGTCAGATTGTCGTCCTACTTTCTGGAAACAGTCCGAGGGCCTTTATGCCAGTATACGCAAAAACCATGACTCTACACAAAGGGGTAGACAATAAACTACAGTTTCAATTCTTAAATCAAGAACAGAAACCAGTCAACATAACAGGCAAAGAAATCACTTGCCGCATCATCAACAATGACGGCACTGAGGTCTTGATCAAAAAAGCATTGACATTGCAATTACCAGTAACTGGTATAGCATATTTACAACTAAATGCAGCTGAGATAGAAGACATTCCTGCGCAGTTATGCTACTATAGCCTTGAGATTCCTGAAGGTGAATTCGATTATCCTGTTTTCGTAGATCCTGCAGCAGGCGCTAGGGGGCAGATCAATGTAGTAAACAGCGTGTTACCAAGTTTCGTTCCTAGCGAGACTGTAACTATACCTACTGGACAACCGTTCCCGAACTTAGATAGCAATAATAGCATAGACAATGTGTTACCTAATGCCAATACTTATTATACTTCTGTAATCAATACGAATGATAATCCAGTATTGACACTACAAGCACACCTGTATGAGTATAATGGCGAGATCGCGGTCGAAGGTACTTTTAGTAGTTCATTGACAGATTGGTATCCTATAACAAGCGAAGAATATTTAGAGACCACAGATACAGTTGGATTCACTATCAAAGGATTTCATCCATTCATAAGAATGGCATTCACTAGCAATACAGGTGTGGTCAGCAATATTTTGGCAAGATAAGTTACCGATAGTATTTGTTTTTACACAACACTGTGTTATAATTACAGAGTGTTCGACATTCTACAATTAATCCCGGGCAAGAAAAAACTTAGTCAAAGCGGATGGCAGAGTTTTAATGCTGTCTGTTGTCATCATCGTGGGCATACACCTGACAAAAGAGGACGAGGTGGCATAAAGTTCGCAGATGTAAATAACTGGAGTTATCATTGTTTTAACTGTGGATTTAAATCTGGATTCACGCTAGGCAAATCCATCACACGAAACACAAGGCAACTATTGAATTATCTAGGCTTAGATAAAGAACAGATTGATAGATATAGTTTTGAAAGCCTGCAACACAAAGACTTGCTTGACTTCACCAAGTTCAAAAAAGAGAAGAAAAAGGTTAAGTTCAAAGAGATGGTATTACCAGATGCAGAATTAATTAATATTAATAATCCACATCATTTACCTTTCATTGAATATTTAAATAAAAGAAAGATATCAATAAAAGATTATCCTTTCATGTGTACTCCTGATGAAAAGGGTAGGCAAGCGAATCGTGTGATCATACCCTTTACTTATGAACATAAGATAGTGGGACATACTAGCAGATACTTAGATGATCGTAAACCTAAATTCATAAGTGAACAACAAAACGGTTATCTGTTTGGGGTCGATCTACAGAAACCAGATTGGCAAGTTTGTATAGTTACTGAGGGTATATTCGATGCACTTAGTATAAATGGCTGCGCACTGACTACTAACGCTATAAATGATCAACAAGCAGAGATACTAAAAAATCTAAACAGAAAGATAATAGTAGTGCCCGATCAAGATAAAAGTGGTATAGATGTGATCAATCGCGCATTAGATTTGGGTTTTTATATAAGTATGCCTAATTGGGATGTTGATGTTAAAGATGTCAACGATGCTGTAATAAAATATGGCAAACTATCTACATTACTAAGTATCTTGCAGTCAGCAACAAACAGCAAGATTAAGACTGAACTAAAGAGGAAGCAACTTGATAAACGATTACAACATTGATGTACAAAAATTGTTTTTGCAGATGATGGTAACGAACGCGGAGTTATATACCCGTGTCATGAATATTATGAATAGTGCAAATTTTGATCGCAGATTGCGACCGGTAGCAGAGTTCATAATGGAACATACTAAAAAATATAATGTCATGCCTGATCCGATTCAGATCAAGGCTACTACAGAAATCAGTATAGAAACTATTCCAGAATTAGACGAAGGTCATTATGATTGGTTTCTAGAAGAATTTGAATCGTTCACTAAACGACAAGAACTTGAGAGGGCTATTCTTAAGTGCGCTGACTTACTTGAGAAGGGCGAATATGGGCCGGTTGAGAAATTGATCAAAGAAGCGGTACAGATCAGTTTGCAAAAGGACATGGGTACAGATTACTTTGCTGATCCAAGAGCAAGATTAATGGCATTGAAAAGTAATAATGGTCAGAACGGTACAGGTTGGCCTACACTTGATAATAAATTATATGGTGGCTTTAATCGTGGCGAACTACAAATCTTTGCAGGTGGTAGTGGATCCGGTAAGAGTTTGATCATGCAAAATCTAGCAGTGAACTGGGTACAGAAAGGCATGAGTGGTGTATATATCACTCTTGAATTGAGCGAAGGCTTATGTAGTATGCGCATCGATAGCATGATGACTGATACAAGTAGTAGAGAGATTTTTAAAGATATCGATAATGTCGAGATGAAAGTTAAGATGGTAGCAAAAAAATCTGGACAACTGCGTATCAAATATATGCCAGCACAAAGCAATGTCAACGATATAAGAGCATATGTAAAAGAATTACAGATACAAACAGATATGCGTGTAGACTTCTTGTGTGTAGACTATCTAGATT